GTGCCGAAGGGCCTGGAAGGAGGGGACCTGCCGGTGACACTGCCGACACTGAGAAGGGGCAACAGCGGGGAATATGTGACCCTTTTGCAGACGAAACTGATCCAGCGGGGATATGACCTGGGATCATACGGCGCGGACGGAAAGTTCGGAGCCAAGACGGAATCCGCAGTGAAGGCCTTCCAGATGGACAACGGACTGAAGGCGGACGGGATCTGCGGGAAGGCAACATGGGAAGCGCTGGAAAAAGCAACGCCGACAGAGCTGTACACGGTAACCATCCCTCACCTTGCGAAACATCACGCGGAGGCGCTGGTTAAAAACTATGACGGCGCAGTAATGACGAAAGAGAATGAGGGGTGATAACGTTGTGGGATTTTATCGTTAAATATTGGTTGGAGACGCTGTTCGGGACCATTATTGCGGGACTGTCCGTTGCATATGGGCACCTGGCTAAACGCTTTAAGGCGGAACGCAAAAAGAATGCGGCCATCGAGAACGGCCTGCGGGGGATCCTGCGGATACAGATCCTGGACACATATGACAAGTGTGTTGCAGATGGTAAGGAAATCTCCGTATCCAGGAAAGACGCCTTGGTGAGTATTTATCAAAGCTACGTTGCACTGGGGGACGGGGAATCAGACGACACCATCAAAACGCTGTATGATGAAATCATACATATGAGAATAACTTAAGGAGGGAAAATTCATGATTGATTGGAAAGAATGGGCAAAGGCCGCGCTGATCCGGGCGGTGAGAACCTTCGCGGAGGCGGCGCTGGCATACATCGGAACCGGCGCTGTGGTGCTGGGAGATGTGAATTGGCTGGGTGTGCTGAGCGCAGGTGGATTCGGTTTTGTTACCGCCTGGTTGCTGGCGCTGACGGGCCTGCCGGAGGTATCGAAGACGGAACAGACTGACGAGCTGGAGGACATTAATTAAAAATAATGACGATACCCAGGGAGTATTCCCTGGGTGTTTTTTATTTGCAATTTTTATATAATTTCGTCAATTAGATATTGACTTTATATAAACTATCGATTAGAATAAAGCTGTCCCCGGAAAGGGGCAAAAACAGAGGAGGTTCTGGACGATGGAAAACGCGAAGAAGGACATCATGGATCGGATCGAGGAGCTGGAGGGAATGGGCTTTAACCGCTGGCAGAAAAACGGCATGGACAGGATGTACATCAACGCGTCCGCGCTGGGGCTGACCTGCACCTATTACAAGACCGGGAACATCAGCAGCGCAGAGTTCAATGGCAAGAGCATCAGCAACAGCCAGGCCAGGAGCCTCAAGTTTGCAAAGACCTACATTGACCTCAACAAGGCCCAGATCGTCAGCGACAGCGCGATGCTGGCCAAGGCTGTGGCGGAGCTGATCGGCGTGGACGAATACAGCGCCGGCGACACCATCATCAAGATCAACTAAGGAGGAGACGACAATGAAGAAGATCATCAACGGCAAGCTTTACGACACCGAAACGGCCAAAGAGATTGATGTCATTTCCCACGGGGACGGGCCGCGCGATTTTAACTACTTCTGCGAAACCCTGTACCGGAAACGCACAGGCGAGTATTTCATACATGGAAAGGGCGGACCGATGAGCCGCTACGCAGAAGCCTCAGGGCAGAACACCTGGAGCGGCGGCGAGAAGATCATCCCGCTGGAGTATAAGGCAGCCGCCAAGTGGGGCGAGGAGAACATGACGGCGGAAGACTACCAGCGCGAATTCGGCGAGGTCAGTGAGGGAGAGGAGCGCACGGTGCTGTCCATCAGCCTGGACACCGCCACGGCTGACCGGATCCGGAGGATTGCGACCATGAACTCCACCAGCGTGTCTGCACTTGTCGCGTCAAGGTTTGCATTATGCAGCGAGGTTGGGGACACAATGACGGAGTCGGATCTGGTTGCATTCGTCGAAGAAGACCTTTGCGAAGGAAACAAATTGAACAATGCCGTGTGCTACTCCAAGGAGTGTCACGAGAAGGAGCAGGATATACAGGTAGTGTTCAATAAAGATCATCGCAGGCTGTATGGACGGCTGCTGGAATTTTGCGGGAAGCACGGCGGTCTGATCATTGAGACACATCCTGGAACGCTGGCCACCATCGTCAGGGTTAAACGGGAAGCTTGATGGAAAAATAGCAGAGGCGCTCAACGCCTCTGCCTTTTTATAGTGTGTTCTACGTAATGTAGTGGTTCATCTCCACATGACGTAGGACACACGTATCGAATCTTATATGATGTGTCCGAAACTATTACCCTGGCAACTGCCGCCTGGATGCGAGCTTTCTGCTCGTCAGGCGGCAGATCTTTTATGTTGGCCGCAGCGCGGACAAGGTCTGCCAGCTGATCGGGATTATAGCGGGGATGGGGCTGGAGCAGGGAATCCAGGCGCGTCCGCAGGAGCTGTTCCTCCCGATCCAGGGCGGTGAGATCATCCAGGACGGAGGCCGGCGGGGTGTCGGAATCCTTCACCAGCTTGAGCAGCCGGGCAGATTGTTTCCGGATCTCGGTGATACGATCCTGCAGATCGGCGGAGGAACGATGCTGGGATTTTTCATCATCGTCCGAAAAGGAGTTGGCAATCTCGCAGGCTTTGCTGATGATATATTCATCGGAGGCAAGGTATTCGATGGACTTGAATACGGCGGCCTCGACGGATTCCAGCCGGGCCGGAGGGACACAGCGATCCGGGCAGGAATAATAGCGCTCAATCTTCCCGGAGCGGGTTTTCCCGCCGTGGTTGATCTTCATGTTTTTACCGCATACAGAGCAGAAGACCAGGCCGGACAGGGGATAAACATACTTAGCGCGGTAGGATGCGGAGAGATTGGACGCGGCATTGCGGCTGCGAATATCGCAGACACGGCGCCATTCATCCTGGGAGAGGAGTGCAGGCACGCCGCCGGGGATCCGGATGGTTTCCGGGGAGGTGATCCGGTGGCGCGGATCCGCGCCCATGCGGCGGGTGTAGACGCCGGCATAGATTTCATTGGACAAAATATAATTGATGTGCTGTTTCGTGTATGGTTTCGTCCGGTGCAGGGCGGTGAGCATATCCGGATCATTGAGGTATGCCAGGATAGATGAATAACCTGCATGGGCCAGGTACATCTCAAAGACCCGGCGGACGGCAGGGGCCGCGATGGGATCCAGCTGATAGTGCTTTTCAGAATCAACACAATACCCAAGGGGAATGTGGCCGCCAAGGTATTTACAGTCCCTGGCCAAGTGCTTATGGGACATGACAACACGGTCGGAATCCTGTTCCCGCTCCAGCTGGGCGAAGGAGGCCAGGAGGTTGAGCATCATCCTGCCGGAAGGGGTGGAGGTGTCGATGGACTCTGTGACGGAGACGAGGGTGACGCCGGCAGGGGCGAAGACATCCTCGATCATGGAAAGGGTATCACGGAGGGAACGGGAAAGACGGTCCAGCTTCCAGACAACGACAGCAGTGCAGCCGCCGGAGCGGACTGCGGAAAGCAGCTGCTGAAGGGCGGGGCGCTGGGTGTTTTTCCCGGAAAACCCGGCATCCTCAAAGATTCGGATTTCATCCTGGGACATCCTGGCATAGCCGGACAGGATATCCCGCTGGGCCTCGATGGATATACCATGGGCCGCTTGCTCATCAGACGAAACGCGGCAGTAACCGTAGATCATAGCATTCACTCACTTTGTGGGAAGGATCAGAAACAAGACGAGCAATAGGATTACGAAAATGAGGACGCCAACAGGGGCGGTATTTAATCTTTCCTTTGTATAATTTGATGAGTTTTTCTCATTTTCAGCGTTAATGCGCTTATTGATCTCAATGCAATCGAGGACGCAGAAGAAGACAGCAAGGATTGCAATAAAAATAAAGTAACTGTACTTAGCCTGGAGCATTTCAAACATAGTTATTCCTCCTTAAACATTTTTAGGGCGATTTGAAGCTGCTGGGACAGATAGGATTTTCCGTCATCGGAAAGGGTACGGTAATGATGAACCAGCGCGCGCTCATCCGGAGAAAGGGGGCCGAGATCCGGAAGGACATAGCGCTGGACGTACTCATCATAGGAAAGGGTATCCTCATCATCCACCAGGTATGCAGGGGAGCAGCCAAGCGCTTTGGCAAGATTGGAAATGGTGGAGCGCTTGAGATTGATAACCTGTCCTGTTTCGTATTTATTGATAGCGGCTTTCTGGACGCCGATCAGGGCGCCGAGTTCCTCCTGGGTTAAGCCTTTTGCCTTGCGAAGCAATTTGATTTTTTCGCCGGTATCCATGTACATCACCCTCTCTGGCTACAGTGTATCATAAGCGTTATTTCAGCACAAGAAAAAATATCTTGACACGATACAGTAGGATCTTTATAATGGTATCGGATTCGGATACTGTAGAAAGGAGAATAGCCATGAACGAGGTAGAGCTGAAGGTCGAAATGTTGAGAAACAAAGAGACACAGACGAAACTGGCCGCAGCGATGGGGATGCAGCCGTCAAATCTCAATGACCGAATCAAAGGTAAAACTGAATTCCGGCAGAGCGAAATCAATTTCATCCGTAAGAGATACAACCTGAGCGCGGCGCGGATGGAAGAGATTTTTTTTGCCTGATGAGTATCTGAAATAGATACTAAGGAGAAAAAAGAAAATGGGCATCATGATTCCTGTGGAGATCGAAGTCTCCAGGGAGACCGGGGAGATCATCGGAATGGAGGCGGCGGAGGTCCGGGAGGAGGAGTTCCGGCGGATCATCGCGGCGCTGATCGGGGAGGCGAAAACGTGAATCTGAAGAGAAAACGCCAGGAAGCGGCAGAGGACGACGTGGTGTCCATCAGCAGGAGCAGGATCATCAAGGAACAGCAGGAGGAGATCATCAAGCTGCGGCGGAGGATCGTGGAAATCTCGGAGACCATGGACGAGGTGCTGGAGTGCGCCGGGAATCTGCGGGACGAGATGGAGCGGCTCCGGGAGGTGATCAACAGGCGATGAAGACGGACTATATCAGGACGCAGACGGCCCTGATCATCCGGAAGCACGGGCGATACCTGGTTGGCCGGGAGATGTACGAAGGGCCGCTGGTGTGGAGCCTGAGCAGATACGACGCGTGGAAGACGCGGGACCGGGAGAAGGCGCGGGAGATCGCGCGGAAGGTGGGCGGCGTTGTGATGCTGTTCAACCCAATTGTAGGACAGGAGAGGATTTTATGATGCAAGTTACGGCAAGGCTGGCGCTGGAGAAAGCCATCATCGTGTTTGACGCAATGAAACGTCTGCACGGAAAAGGAAACAGCGGACTGGAAGCGGCCAGGGGCGCGGAAGAGCAGTGGGAGCTGGACAGCGCCATTGCGGAGAAGCTGCGGGAGATCCTGAGGGCGCTGGAGGCCGGGGAGATCGAACTCGGTCAGCCGCCGGAAGCACGGGACAACGTGACGGCGATCCGCGGCTGGCAGAGGGACATCATGGAAAACGGAGTGCCGGAAAGGCTGGTGCTGAAGGATGAGTAAACGCGAGATGATCTATCCCATAGTGTGTGCGATCCTGTTCGGGATCATGCTGGGAATCGGGATCTGCGGGATTGTGCTGAGCGAGGCCACGGCAGAGGATGCGGAGACATACAGCTGCTGGGTGCTGTGCAGGCCGGAGACCGGCGGAGTGATGGTGCGGGAAAAGCCGCAGAAGAAGAGCGCGGAGGTTGCGCTGGTGGACTGCGGAAGGTGCCTGGAGACGGACCAGAAGGAACGGAACGGATACGTTCACGTTTTCGGCCTTGCGGCGGAGGAAGACAGCGGCTGGATCAGCGCACGGTACGTGCTGTGGAGCGAGCCGAAGGAGATCAACCATAAAATGCTGGTTCGGGCGGATGGACGGGTGGCCTGCCGGAAATGGATCGGAGGCCCGGTGACGGACTGGGCGGAAGAATGGGACGAGGTATACGTGTACTGGATGAACTGCGAATGGGCGGTGACAGAGCGGGGATATATCCGGGCAGAGTACCTGGACTGAGGAGGAAAGACGCATGGGAATCGGGGAAGCACTGTTCAAGATCAGGGAGTTCCTGGAAAGCCATGGAGCAGATGAGGAAGTGATCCGGGCATGGGAGACGTTGCGGGACGACATCACGAAACTGATCAGCGAGATGATGATGATACATCTGTGAATAAAAGGCGGTGAAGCAGGATGACGATAACAAGAGAATACTGCGATTTATGCGGAAATGAATTTATAGATAAGGGGCCGTTTGCTCAATCTTTTAGATATCCATTTAGGATAAAAACCATACAGAGAACGAGAATTTTTTTCTATAAACATGATAAAGAAAGAAACTTCACATATGAAATATGTGAAGAATGCAGTAAAAAACTGAACCAATGGATAAAAAAGAATACGAAGGAGACAGCTGATTAACATCATAAAATTCTGCTGACGGAGAAGCAATGGAAGAAGAATACATCGTCCAGGAATGCATCTGTTTGAACTGCAAGTATCGCTGGACGGACGTACGCCCTGTTGGAACACGTCTGAAAGACCTGGAGTGCCCGTCATGTGGCCTGATCTGGTATGTGATCGGCACAGGAGAGCCAATGGAAGATGATTATGGGGTGATTGAATGAAAGAGTTATAACTCGGGAGTCTGTTTGATGGTTCAGGTGGATTCCCACTTGCAGGTTCCATGTTTGGCATCAGACCGGTGTGGGCAAGCGAGATCGAAGCTTTCCCGATCCGGGTCACAAAGCTCAGATTCCATGAGATGAAACACCTCGGCAATGTTATGGAGATCGATGGGGCAAAAATTGAGCCAGTGGATATCATCACGTTCGGATCGCCATGCCAAGACCTTTCCGTAGCTGGCAAGCAGGCGGGAATCCATGAAGGGCAAAGGTCAAATCTATTTTTTGAGGCAATAAGAATCATAAAGGAGATGCGTCATGACACATCAGATAAGTATCCAAGATTTGCTGTATGGGAAAATGTCCCCGGAGCTTTCAGCAGTAACAAAGGAGCCGATTTCGCGGCAGTCCTTGAAGCTTTATGCGGAGTCAAAGAACACGATGTTTCTGTTCCTCAACCGGAAGGCGGGTGGAAGCCTGCCGGACTTATCGTGGGAAATGGGTACAGCATTGCGTGGAGGGTCTATGACGCTCAATACTGGGGAGTCCCCCAGCGAAGAAAACGCATCTACCTTATCGCAGATTTTGGATCTGAACGCGCCGGAGAAATACTATTTGAGTCCGAGAGCCTGTGCCGGGATTCTCAGACGGGCAGAGAAGCGAGGGAAAGAGCTGCCAAGTATGTTACGGGATGCTTTGATGGAAGTGATTGGCCTGGATGGTGGCCTAAACACGAATGAAAATGGAGACAATATTTAAGTGCGAAGCAATGAGCCACGATCTGTTCAGCACAAAGTTTTGCCGTGACGGGAAGGCGGATACGCTTTCACGTACGGATTACAAGGAACCGCAGGTAGTCTGTTACGCCATTGAAGGAAACATTGTGGATCGAGCGTCCAGCCAAAATGGCAAAGGATGGTGCGAGGATGTGATTCCGGCACTGAACACACAGGACAGGCACGCAATTTGCTACGGGATATCAAGAAGTTGCCTTAAGGGCGGAAACAGATCCAACGGAGGAATGCCTGTCGGTGAAAACATTATGCCGACGATGACGGCGCAAGGAACAGGTGCGGTGTGCCATGAGAAATAGATTTGTATATGCCATTGAAAACCATCCACACGACAGCAGGGTGGGGATTGATCCGGACGGAATTGTGCAGACGCTTTCAAGACAGATGGGTACGGGGGGGAACAACACGCCGTTCGTGCTGATTGATCTGAGGGTAGACGATGAACAAGAAAAAGAAAGCATACTGTGTAGGAAACGGACAACTGCATCAGATGTCCATGAAGAATGTGATGAACACGCTGGATTGCATGCACGATCAACAGATAACACTAATTAGTTGTATTGCGGGGGTGGGTACAACTTTGGAAGATAGAAAGTATGTTTTGCGGAGGCTGACGCCGACAGAATGCTGTAGGTTACAAGGGTTCCCTGACTGGTGGGTAGATGGAGCAGAAGGGAGCGATTCTGCAATCTACAAGATGTGGGGCAATGGGATCGCGCTTCCGTGCGCTGCGGATGTGTTGGGACGGATTGCAAAAGAATTGCAAGATAGTAACGGAACAGAGGGAATGAGGGGCGGAGGAGCATGAGGACAGAGCCGGACAGAAACCGAACGCCGATGGAAGGCTACCGGCACAAGTGCCCGAACTGCGGGAAGGGATTCTGGGCTTTCGCGGACTGGGCCTACCGGCTGCGGCTGTACGGGAGGCCGGACAGGGATTACTTCTGCAGCTGGAAATGCCTGCGGGAGGCGGAGAAGCGGTCGGCGATTGAAAAGGAGGAGAGACGGAAAAAATGTACATCACGTATCGGGAAAGCAAAGTGACGGGCTATGTGGGCGAAGGAGAGAAACGGCACAGGGTGACGGAGGAATTCATTCACCGTGCGGAGCAGGACCCGATCCTGCTGGCGGCGCGGCGGAACCATGAGATGGCCCAGGCCACAAGTTACACGGTTGAGAGCGGGACAGCCTTCCGGCGCTGGGTGGATGTTCTGGGGCACAGGGACAAGGGAAGCATTCCAAGACTGGGCGGCAGCGAAGAATACGATTTCTAATGATGGAGGGAAAAGGAATGAAGAATTGCTACAGAGTGCAGGCAAATGCGACGAATCCGGATTTTGAGCCGGAAAGCAGGATAAAAGAAGGAATTGAATGTGCAGGATTCCTGCTGATTACATTTGACGAGGACGGGGATCCAATGACAGAGGCTATGGCGGGAGTATCCATAGAAAAAATCGCCAAATATATAGCAAATTTTGCAAATGAGAATGGGAAGGTAGCGAATTATCTGCGCCAGGCAGCCATCATTGCGGAGGCATTCATCAAGGCCATGAAGATCGAGGAGGAATACAGGAGCCAAAGGAAGCTT